CAGGGAAAATGATAGTCCATGGTGACGATAGTCTAATTGTCATCGAACAGGAACTAGAGCCCAAAAAGCTCGAAAGACTCATGAAAGATTTTATCGAAATAAACAGGAAACTGGGATTCGATACGAAAGCTAAGAGTAGCACAGAATGGCACGAGGTTGAATTTTGCTCATCGCTCTTTTGGCCAGTGGAAGGAGGTTATGTGTTGGGTCCCAAGATAGGTAAAAGATTACCTAAAATTGGTTTTTCCCTGCGCAAACTTGACTTACCTGAGGTTAAGGGCATGATACAAGGGTTGGGAATAGAGGCAGGGTATGTACCTGTCCTACGAGTGTATGCCGCTCATTGTTTAGACCTATTAGACGGTGTTAAGACTGTCGAATATAGTGATCGACGCAAGGTGTACAAATCCCTCCCCAGCATGAAACACGAAGCCAGCTTAGAAACAGACGTCTTTTTCTTTCGACGTTATTCTATCACGGTTAAGGAAGCCGAGGACTCATTAAGCAACATTCTCTATGATTGCATCACAGCGTGTGTGGATTTTCCGTACATGGATGCTTTCACAACCGTCGATCTGTAGACGGTGAACAAATTGCATATTTCATAATACATATTACATGTTTGATCCAACAACGAATTATTGTGGAGCTTATTACTCCGATGGTAAGATCCAACCTTCTGTTTACGACGGACTGTCTCAACCGATCAATGAATTGGATGAACTCTGTCGAGCACACGATGCGGTTTACGCCCATTCTAACAAGATGGGGAGGCTTGCTGGTGCTAGATCCAGGATTGCTGCCGATAACAAATTTTACGAAGCTGCCACCTATAACACTGGTGGTATACGCGGACCTATTTACGGATTCCTAGTTAAGAATTTTAATATCCACATGCCCGGTTTGAAGGGAGTGGTTAACGATGCGGATGTTTACGATGCTGATGGGGAGTTTAAAAGCGATCTTTTTACGGTTGATCAGAGGACGATCGACCGTAGGAACCCAGCATTCAAACAACAGCTCGAGGAACACAGGAAACAGTATATATCAGGGAATGAGCCTCCAAAGGGGAATGGAAGTCGAAACGTCGATGACAGTCAGTGCAGCACTGCATCGCGGAGAAACGCCACCTCGGACGCAAATCCCATGATAATGGCCGAATATAGACAATGGCACAAACAGAATCGACCTGAACGGAAAAAGAGCGTCTACTTTGACGAGTATTTCCCCACTATTAATTCGAAAAAGAAAAAGAAAAAGCAGAAAAACAAAGACCCTCCACAAACAAAACAAAAATCGAAAACAAATAAAAATTTATTTCAAGAATTTGAAAAATGGCTAAAAGCAAGAAAAGTACTGGCAGGAAACTAGTGACCAAATTTGGTCCAGTGTCTACCATTTCAACAGCTCCAGTGGCTATCGGAAACTCTATTCGTGGCAGTAAGCCCAAGATAACGAATCTCTCAGACGGCGTTCGCGTCGCTGGACGAGATTTCGCTTTCGCGGCTACTGGCACGGCCAGTACCGTAGCGCGTGGCAACTGATTGGTGGTATGCCTGTAACACCTAGTGTCCTTCCATCTAGCATTCTCAGATCTTATGTTCAAACTTACGCCG